AGATGTTGAAAGGATTAGCTAATGCTCAACAAGAAGCAAGCCAGCAAGCTCAGTCCCCTGCTGGGGAACAAGGAGGCTTGGGAGAGCCTAGAGGAGCACCTCCGGGAGCAGATCCAAATGACGCTTCGGGCGTTGGTGGCGGCACAATCGGAACTGGAAGTGTTCCGACTGCAGGGGAAGATAACTTCACTGGAACAGATCAAGGGGTTGAAGGCTGATTACGAAGCAGCCGTAAAATTAAAAGATAATGTATGATTCAGTAGTAAGAAATTATATAGGTAATCTCGTTGCAGATGAGGCACTCACACCAAGTGCGCCAACTGTGGGTACTCCAAGTCCGTTTGATGATGATACTAGAATGGATATTGGGTTTCAAAAATTTGGTAAACCAATCCAGCCCTTTGATGAAAGTCCGACAAGAGGAGACGTGTTCAATATTCAGGGAACACGGGGACCAGACGATCCAAAGCCTTACACTGGTCCGTTAGATGTGTCAAGAATATATAGAGAGCAAGGGGCTGTTCTTCCCGAACAAGGATTTTTTGACAAGGCATTTGGTAGCAAGCCAACTATAGATAAAATTACAGGTAGAGTTAGTTATGGTATGCCACGAGGAATGAGTCCTTTTCTTGGACCTTTAAGTATATTCGCACAATTAGGAGGTGCGCGTAGTAGAACAAATTTAGAAAATATTTATAAAAAAGTACAAGCGGGTGAAGAGGGTTACGGATTAGCTTTGTTTAATGGTAGAGTGGTGGGAGTTAGACCCGGACAACTACCTTCAGGTAATTTACCACCTAATTTATCTACGGAACAATTAAGGGAACTTAAAAATAACATACTTGCTGCTGGTGCCCCTACAGATGAACCTGCACCACCCAAACCAAGTTTTGAAGAGCAAGTAGCGCAATACGCGGCATCAGGAGAATCACCAGACGGAAGTTACTCTTTAGTATCCGGTGGTAAAAGAAATATTGTTCAAGACGATGCTGGTAGACCTGTAACTACAACCGGAGATAAGCCTGTCACAACCTCCGCTGGTCAATACGTAGACCCTGCGCTATTACAAGCACAAGCGAATGCTATGAAAGCTGCAGCACAACAAGATAAGGCACCAACACAGTCCGCACCTGCACCTGCACCCGCCCCAAGTCCATCCCGACCAGAACCATCTGGATATGGTAGGGACAGTAGCGGTAGTCAAAGGTCTGATCCGTCTGGATATGGCGGCTTTGGCGGCAGGAGAGCCTCTGGAGGCACTGTAGGCTTCGCAGAGGGGGGTAACACCCAAAAAGATCCGATCCAGCGTACGGGCTTCGTAGAGGGGCCACCGCAAGAATACGCAAAAGGCACCACCGTAGCCGACACAGAAAACCTGCGAGTCAGGGAGGGTTCGTTCGTAATCAACGCACCGATAACTGAGAAGCTGCAAAAGGCTGGGGTTTTGCCGAAGGGCAATCAAAAACGCAAGGCAGCTAAAGGTGGCAAGATGATGGAAGTGGCCTTGTCGAAGGGTGAGTACGTTGTCGAGCCGAAGGATGTGCCCAAGTTTGGTGGCTACGGTTTCCTAGAGACTGTGAACGACATGGGCAAGCCTGAAGTTGAGCGAAGACAGGCTATGCAAAAAGGAGGGACAGCAAGAGATATTGCTGTAAAACGAGGATTACTTGAGGGAATAGGAACGGGAGAAAGAGGAAGACTTGCTAGGTACGACGAACAAACAGGAAAGTACGAACTCGCCCCTCTTACATCAAAAAACCAACAAGCCTTCATAGAAAAACAAGAATCAATTCTACAAAAACAACCATATATTCACATGGGTGACGTAGAATATGCTCAAAGCATGATGGCTATGGATCGGACTGATGATGGTTACATAGAGGAAGGGTTGTTTATGGACCCTATGGATTCAGTTCAATCTTTTAAAAATAGAGGATTAAACGAAGTATTTCCTGTGGCTGATGCTCAACTTATAAATTACTTTACAGAAATACCCGATATTACATACAAAAAAAGTATAGGACATCCTCTTTTAGCGGGTCGGTATAACGCACTGGATGACACCATACAAATAGCTACTAGAGGGTCCGAATTTTTAGGCAGCACTCCAGAAAAGACAGCTTACCATGAAATATTACACAGAGCATTCGAAAAAAAGTTTCAAAGGAACTTGCCTATAAGTGGATCGGGATTAGTTGAAGCATATAGTTACGACACAATGTTTATTCCTCCAGCAATAAAAGAAGATATTCAAAAACTTAAATTGTTAAAAGAGGAAGCAAGATTTGGCACTGCTGAGTATGAAGAATTACAGTCTCAAATAAGTAATCTAATGTCTAAGGCAGATGACTACATACCAGATCAAAATCACTCTGCATTAACTCTACACGTTATAGACAACACTTTAAAGACTGTAGAAAAGGGTCCTGTAAAAGAGCAAATAAAAGGACTAGAATTTGCCCGAAGAAGGGCAAGGTACTATTTGCCTGACGCCATAAAAATTCATTTTGATTATTCTCAGCCAGTTTTACTTAAGAAAAAGTATCCTGACTTACATGCTTTATCAGATGATGATTTTAATGATGTAAGATTTGGGCGGTCTAAAGATAAAAACTTAAACAGACAATATATTGATTATGTAAAAGATAATCTTAAAACCCTTAAAAAAATACATAGTGATGCAACTGTAGAGTATAGGATAGCCCTTGCTGCATCTAATGTAGACGACGTTGTTGCTCCTGCTCAAATAATGGGTTCGCAAACGTATGAACAAGGATTTTTAAGAGATGTTCTAGATCGTAACTTACTACAAGTAGATGCGGAAACAGAGTATCCCAGATACTTTCTTGAGCAACAAAGACGCAGAGATTCGTCGGCTACCCGTTAACAACGGCCCCGACACAACCGGAGCGGCTACCTACAAGCCAAAGTAGCCCCGCTAACCAGAGGTAATAAAATGGCAAAACAAGTACGTGGCGCAAGAGCCAACAAACCGAACGACTCTTTCGGAACTATCAATAGCGATACTCTCTACAAAGGCAACTATCGTGAAGACGTTTACAAAGACGACGAAGACGATACCCCGGAGGTAGAAGCAAGCGACGATACCGACCAACCTGAATCTACTAGCTTTGTAGAAACGACGCAAGAGAAACCGGATCACGATTACAAAAAACGATACGATGACTTGAAGCGACATTACGATGCTAAACTAGCAGAGTTTCAGGCGGAAAAACAACAACTGGAAGCGGCAACAAAACAGGCAAACGTGCCTATGCCAAAAACAGTTGAAGAGTTGGAAGAATTCAAAGCGCAATATCCTGACGTGTACGGAGTTGTAGAAACTGTAGCAGCAATGCAAGCCAGTGAACGCACCACCGAACTCCAAAAAGAATTGGAAGTCATTAAAGAGCGCGAGAAGGAAACGGTAGTACAGGCTGCTTACCGCGAACTAACAGCTAATCATCCTGACTTCGATAAGATCAAATCGGACGAAAAGTTTTTAGCTTGGCTTGAAGAGCAACCCGAATCCATTTCGGATGGTATTTACAAAAACAATACCGACGCTCGTTGGGCCTCACGAGTTCTTGATCTGTACAAAGCAGACGCAGGAATCTCAAAAAAGAAGACTAACAAGGCGAAGACCGACGCTGCAACTTCAGTACGTGCCCCTAAAGCTAGGGACATTGCATCTGAACAAAGTGGAGATACTCGCATTTGGAAGGCTTCTGAAATCCGTAGTCTCAAGCCGTGGGAGTTTGAAAAGCTGGAAAGCGAATTAGACGCCGCACGTCAAGAGGGACGGATCGACCCTAACAACTAATCCTCAAACAGAGGGAAGGAAAAGAACCAATGGCATTTGGTACTGCTGCAGGTTATGGTAACCTGCCTTCCGGTAATTTTGCACCGGAAATCTTTAGCCAAAAGGTTCTCAAGTTCTTCCGTCGTGCTTCGGTTGTAGAAGATATTACAAACACCGACTACGCGGGCGAAATTGAAAACTTTGGCGACACGGTTCGCATCATCAAAGAACCAACAGTCACAGTCAGTTCGTATACACGGGGTTCCGTCGTAAACGCACAAGACTTGGCTGACGATCAAATCACGATGGTTGTCGATAACGCAAACGCTTTCGCGTTCAAGATTGACGACATCGAAGAGCGGCATTCGCACGTAAACTTTGAAGCACTTGCTACCTCATCAGGTGCATTTGCTCTGAAGCGTAAGTACGATGCAAACGTCCTGCAAGCTATCTCTGATGGCGCAGGTATCGCTGGTGCTGACGACGCTTCACTGTCAGGTGGTCTTACCACCACAAACAGTGCGCTGGGTACTGCATCCGCTCCTATCAACGTAGAAACTGACGATGCTGGCATCAACCTGATGCTGCTGATGGCACGTACACTGGACGATCAGTCTGTGCCAGAAGAGAATCGTTGGTTTGTAGCACCACCAATCTTCTACGAGAAGATGTTCCAAGCCGGAAACAAGATGGCTGAAGTTCAGGTAACTGGTGACGCTACTTCTCCACTGCGTAACGGTCTTGCTATTCCGGGCACCCTTGCTGGTTTCCGCTGTTACAAGTCTACTGCGCTTAACTCAACAGCAGGTACCGATCAGGTAACTCTGTCTGGTGTGGCAACTGACGCCTCTGAGAATGTAATTCTCGCTGGTCACATGTCGTCCACCTCCACTGCTTCGCACATTGCTAAGACCGAAGTGGTTCGTTCAACTGAGTCGTTCTCTGACGTTATTCGTGGTCTGCACGTTTTTGGTCGCAAAGTTCTGCGCCCAGAAGCTGTCGTTCGCGGCGTCATTGACTTCGCGTAAGGGGAGATATATAAATGGCTACTTATGATCGTACCATTACCGGTGGAGGAACCGTTGGTCATCCGGCTAACCTGCCTCGCCCGTATGTTATCACCTCTCCGGTTTACGACGCGGTTGATAACACGTCCCTTGCTGGGGCTGATATTGTCAAGATGATTGATCTGCCCGCAGATACAATGGTAATCGGTGGTGCGCTTGAAGTCCTTGAGGCTTCTGGCAACTCCTCCGTAACGCTTGATGTAGGCACCAGCACTGACGTTGACTCACTGGTTGACGGTGGCGCAAGTAACGCTGCTGCAATCATTCAGTTCAACCTGAAGGCTGCAGGTGTGAACATGGTCACTTCTGCTGACTCTGTTCAAGTTACTGTACTTGACTCCGGATCATCTGGAACAACTGCACTGCGTTTCCGCGTACACGCTGTTGTATGTGACGTGTCGCAGAACCCCGTAGAATCTGCTACAGTTTCTACAGGAACATAATAATACTCTTGGGGGCAGGGCAACTTGCCCCCTTGACTCTTTATTAAATTCATGTTATAAGCAATAACCTTTGCGGGGGATATACCTATGGCACGTAAAGCACCAGCCAAACCAAAGAAGAAATCAAAGGGCGCAACACCTAAAAACAAAGCGTTGTACGCTCGTGTGAAAGCAGAAGCAAAGCGTAAGTTCGATGTTTACCCGTCAGCATATGCAAATGCTTGGCTTGTTCGTACATACAAGAAGCGTGGTGGAACGTACTAGGTATGGCTAAACCAAAGGGCGGTTTAACAAAGTGGTTCAAAGAGGACTGGCGGGATGTAAAGACCGGCAAGAAGTGTGGTCGTTCTGGTTCTGAAAAGAAGAAGCGTCCCTATCCTGCATGTAGACCAGCCAAAGTTGCAAAGCGCATTAGCAAAAGTGAAGCAAGAAAGAAGACCGGACCCGGAAAGGTCAAGTGGTCTGTAACGGCTTCAGGTAGAAAAAGGAAAAAGGCCAGTGGCAAGAAAGCCTGATAAAATGCCCGCCCGCAACAAAAAGAACTTTCGTCCTACCAAGAAGGGCGCGGGTATGACAGAGGCTGGGGTAAAAGCGTATCGACGCAAGAATCCCGGCAGCAAACTAAAAACAGCGGTTACTGGCAAAGTAAAACCCGGAAGTAAAGCAGCCAAACGTCGTAAATCATTTTGTGCCCGTTCTGCAGGACAAATGAAGAAGTTTCCCAAAGCTGCAAAAGATCCGAATAGCCGTCTGCGCCAAGCACGAAAGAGGTGGAAATGCTAAACCTACTTATCGGACCAATCACACAACTAGCAGGTACGTGGCTTGAAGGAACGGTTGAAACAAAAAAAGCAAAGACTATGGCGAAGGTCGCAACGTCCAAAGCTGAAGCGGCTATTATGGAAAAAAAGGCGACGGGTGAGATTGACTGGGACTTAGAAGCAATCAAGGGTGCCCAAAACTCGTGGAAAGATGAATGGCTAGTCATCTTGTTTTCTGTGCCACTAATACTAGCCTTTATACCCGGAATGGAAGATGTCGTATCACATGGATTTCAACAACTGGAGCAAATGCCTGAATGGTACCAGTACAGCTTGGGCGTTATTGTTGCTGCAAGCTTTGGAGTCCGCAGCGCAACAAAATTCTTTGGAAAAAAATGACCTTGATAAAAAAAATTTTAAACGCCGTATTTAAGCACGTGATTACTCCTGACTACGTAGGAGACTTGTCGCGGCACAGACTGCACTCGACTAAATACGAAGACTTGTGCAAGTAAGGAATGCAGCATGGCCGAAGTCACAATGGAACGATTTCTCAAGTGGAAGATACTACCTCGCCTGATGATGGTAATGATGTCGATATCAGCGTGGAGAGTAGTGGAGTGGTTTATGACTCTGCCCGATCCGACAAACGCACAAGCAGGTCTAGTCAGTGTAGTCACGGGGGCCATGACCGGTGCATTTGCGGTGTGGCTGGGTCACGAAAAGGGATGATATAGTAATGAAGTACAACGCATCACACTTCTTAAACAAACTAATCGAACACGAGGGCATGGTGCTTACCGTGTACGAAGACAGTTTGGGTATAGAGACTATCGGTATAGGCCGCAACCTCAAAGACAGAGGTATCAGCCCAGAAGAACTGGAGTACATGGACATCC